GCTATCCGAGCGTAGACGTTCTGGATCAAGCCAGGGATGACATCGCACTGGCTGGTCGACAGCTGGCCGACCAGGAGCAGGCCAATGGCTGATCTCTCCCAGCACCGCCGCACCCCAGCAGAGCTCGAAGCGTTCAAGGCCGCAGTGCAACGCATTGGCCTCACCGCGCGAGAGATCGAGTACAGCATGGTCGAGGTGTTCGCAGCCGCTGGCCGTGCGGCACTGGCCGCGGCCTACCCCTGGAATGGCAAACCACCGGCCTGGCTGCCTTTGACACCGGCCCGCCGCGCCGACTCCACATACTTCGGCCGCAAGCGCCGCGCGCGCCGCGCCAGGGGGCGGCGGATCGAGGCCAGGCGTAACACTCCCTACTTCGGCGGCCAGATCTGGCTAGCCAGCGCAAGGTCGGGTTTCAGAAGCTATCCACCGCCGAAGGTGATGCTGCTCGATGAGATCAACAGCTTCCCGACCGGAGAGCCGCCTGGGTGGATCCCACGGTTGATGAAGCGATCGAGCGGCAGCGCCTTCTACGTCGTGCCCACTGAGCAGGATGCGCGCGCGTTCTTTGATCCCAGCTTGGGCGAACCATGGGAGGAGCATGCCGATGGCTGACCCCACCCGGATCATCGCCCCATCGGCTGCTGAGCTGGCTGCGTTCGGTGCCGCTTGCGAGCGGGCCGGACGCCATTTCGCCGAGCGCGTCAAGCAGGTCGAGATTGATCTGATCTATGGCCTGCTCAAACAAGTGCCGCAGGGAGAGGAGCAGACCCATGAAGCTGACCAAGACCGCCGCTGAAACCGCTGCCCCGAAGGCCACGCGCTACCGGCTGAACGACAGCCTGGTGCCAGGCCTGAGCCTGCTGGTGCTGCCGACCGGGGCCCGCACCTACTACCTGCGGCACCGCGTCGACGGGCGCCAGCGGGAGCTGAAGCTGGGCACCCCGGTGGAGCTCACCCCTGACGATGCACGGCGGCTGGCCCGCCAGGCGCTCGCCCGCGTGCGGGAGGGCGGCGATCCGGTCGAAGAGCGCAAGCAGCGGCGGGAGGCCCCCACCGGCCAGGCCCTCTACGAGCGGCACAAGCTGGCCCGCCAGGCCAAACCCGGCTGGGTGACGGAAGACCACATCTGGCGCGCGCAGCTGCTGCCCGTCTTCGGCAAGGTTCAGATCGTGCGGATCACGCCGGTGATGGTGCAGGAGTTCTACGACAAGGCGGGCCGGCGGCCGGTCGCCCGCGCTGCCGTGCTCCAGCTGGCCCGGGCCGTCAGGATGAGCGAGCGCTGGGGCTGGTGGGCTGATGCTCGAGTGCCGCGGCCGTGCCTGGGTGTGGAGCTCGATGCGAAGGTGCAGCGTGAACGCTACCTGTCCACCGACGAGCTGGTGCGGCTGCGGCAGGCGCTGGTGCGGTGGGAGGAGATCGCCGGGCCGATGGCGCTGCGGTGGCGTTTCGCGCAGCTGATCCGGCTGCTGCTGCTGACCGGCTGCCGGCTGCGGGAGATCCTGAATGCCAGGTGGAATTGGGTGGACTGGGCCGGGTGCCGGCTGATCGTGCCGCCGGACTGCCACAAGACGGGCCGCCGGACGGGCCGGAGCCGGCGGGTGCTGCTGGTGCCCAGGGCAATGGAGATCCTCGATGAGCTGCGGCGGTTCCACCCGAACGACGGAGGCGACTGGGTGATCGCCGGGGGGCGGCCGGGGGAGGCGCTGGCGGGCTACCACAAGCTGTGGAAGGAGCTGCGCGACGAGGTGGGTCTGACGGACTTCCGGCCGCATGATCTGAGGCACAGCTTCGCCAGCCTGGGGCTGAGCGCGGGGCATGGGCTGGACGTGCTGGGGCAGCTGCTGGGGCACACCAGCATCCAGAGCACCAGGCGCTACGCCCACCTGGTGGAGGATGCGGCCCGGACGGCGGTGGCGCGGATCGAGCGCGAGGTGGGTGTGTGAAGGATTGTTACACCAGCGCGGCGCCCCTACCGCTGCGCCCTTACTTTGGGTTCAGCCACAAGCCGGATGCATGGCCCGGATCCTCCCGCTGATGACAAGGATCAGCCATCACCCACAAGCCGGATGCAGGGGCCGGAGATAGTCCCGCCGACGACGCAGGTCGGCCGCCTCGGGGGTCGGGCGTTACCTGACCCCACCCCATTCACCATCGGCCGGCCGAGCGCGCCGCCGATCACCACCCCACCGCATTCCGCACCATGTCCATCGCTTGCCTCACCGCCTGGGCCTTCGTTCTACTTCTGCTCCCCGTTTGGGTCCTGCTGTGGGCCACGGAGGGTCGCCAGGCGCGTGCCCGCCGCTGGCGCGCCGCTGGCATGACACAGCAGGCCATTGCCGATCGCCTCGGCTGCTCACGCACCACGGTTCGGAGGATGCTGGCCTGAGGCCACAAGCCAAAAGGCCCCCCAGGGAGTGCAATCCCTGAGAGGCCTGAGTGATGGCGGTTCTGGACGGAACCAATGAGCCCAGCTTACAGCACGGACTTCCCCGTTGCCATCATCCGGCTCAGCCGCTGCGCGCGCTCGCCCACCTGGCCGGCCCACCGCGACTCCAGCATCATCGCCGCGGCCTGCTGATACTGCCCGGCATGCACCGCTGCCAGCGTCCGCTTGAACGTCAGCAGCGTGCCCAGTCCCATGTTGAAGCTCATGTCGAGCAGCACCCGCTGGCGCACCTCGTCCAGCTTCGCCACCCAGGGCAGCGCCCGGAGTAGCTCGCGCTCCTCCCGGCTGATGTCGTTAGCGAGCAGGTAGGCCGACTCCTCAGCCGTGATGCCACGGTCTTCAAGGTTGCGGCCCACGCCGATCGTCAGCTTGCCGGCCGTGCACCGGTAGGGCTTCAGGCGCTCCCCTTCGTGGAGGCGGAGCTGCCGTGTCATCGCAGCGCGATCAACCATCAGCTCACTTGCCCAGGATCTTGTCGAGCGGGTTGCTGGCCTTCTTCTGGCCATAGGGAAACGCCTGGCGTGCTGCCATCAGCAGCAGCTGCAGAACGCTGTTCGACTTCAGCCGGCTCATGCCCACCAGCTCGCTGACGACGAACAGACCCAGGCCGATGTACTCGAGGTGGCTGCCTTCCATGATGCTCATTTCGTGTTCCTCAAATGTAGTGGAGAACGTCTTTCTAGGGTTGAGCCACGATCGCCCAGCCGGTGCCGGGGCCCTCGACCATCCAGCGGGGCCCGAAGTTCTTGCGGCTGTAGCGCAGCCTGGCGCCCAAGTTGTTCAGGTAGCCGCCGGCAGCCAGGTTGATCTCGCCGAACGGGTCGTGGACGATCAGCGCGTCGGGGGTGTAGCCGATGGCGCACAGCCAGTGGCCGCCACCGCCGGGCTTGGATGCTGGGCCGTGGTGCAGGAACCCGAGGGGCACGGGGATCCCCCGGTCGATCTGCTCCTTCACCAGCGCCCAGTCAGCCTTCTGGGTAAAGGTGGCCTTGATGCCGTAGCTCGCCAGTGCCTGGAGCTGCGCCTGCGCGTCGGTGGTGTCGCCGTAGCGCAGCACGCGGCCCAGGTATGCGTCGTCACCGTTCGGGCCGGCCAGCGTGCCGGGCTTGAGGGTGGCCAGCAGCATGGCGCAGCTGGAGCTGAAGCACATCCGCAGCGCGTGCGGCGTGGCCGAGTCGCGCTGGCTGAAGTAGGGCACCTGGAGCGGGTTGCTCAACTGCCGTGGCTGCTCCTGCTTGCCTCCCGCGCTCCAGGTCAGGTAATCCTCCGAGTCGCGCCGCTTCAGGCTGGCCGGCACCTTCTCCCAGAACCGGATCACTGCCGCCCGCTGGTGCGGCAACCCCTTCCAATTCTCGAAGAAGGGGATTGGATCGGTGATCGGCTCTTGGCTCATCGCTGATCAGCGCTCAGGGCACGCAGCACACCTACCTGCACGCGCACCGTGTTCAGCTCCGTCCGCACCTGTTCAATCAGCTCGTCCTGCCTGGTGTCGCTTTTGATGAGGTTGGTGATTTGCGTTTCGATCACGCCCATCCCGGCCCACACGCGGATCGAGGTTGCGACAACTGCGGCAACGCCAACTGCTATCAGCTGAAACGTGAGATCGCTGAACCGCCGTGGCAGCTCGGTACTCTGCTGGTCGTCCATGGTTGATCCACGCTGTCGGGAGTCTATTTCAAGCGCCAGTATTCGGGAGTGCGCCCGTAGTAGCTGGTGTAGCCATCGGGCGATGCGACCCAGCTGAACGATCCACGGCTGCTGCTGTTGCTGATGATCGAGCCGTCGTTCTGCACGATGCCGATGTGAGGGTAGGGGGGGCTGCCGTTGTCGCGCATGATGGCGATGGCGCCCGGCTCCGGGCCTGACAGCAGCGTGCCGCCGCCGTTGGCCAGTGCCGCACGGGCCGTGGGCACGTAGTTGCTGTTGCCCCAGGGTGGCGTGATGCCAGAGCTCCTGAGTACCTTGTTCACCGCATAGACGCAAGCGTTCTCACCAGCACCAGGGCCGCCCCGGGTGTTCATGCCCTGGGCCTTACTCGCAGCTCCCGCGAGCAGCCGCGCCTTCTCGCTCGGCGCCTTGCTGTTGTTCGCCCCGGCGCCGCCTGCCCAGTCGGTGTTCTCTTCGCCCTTGGTGCCGCACTCGAGCGACGTGGTGTAGCCGCCGCCGGCGAGCTCATGGCTGATCGACTTGACCACCCAGGTGCCGTCAACCAGATCGCGGAAGCCCTTCAGCGTCACCTCGCCGTCAGCGTTCACATCTGGCCGGCCAGGCATCTGCAGGCTGATGCGCACCTCGCCCGCTTTCAGCGATTGCAGCCGGCTCTCAGCCGCCTTCGTTGCCTCTTGCTCATCCCGGAACAACTGCTTCTCCTCGAACATCGGCAGGGGCCCCGCCTCACCGTTCATCTTGATCTTCTCCTTGTTGGTGCTGCGGTCCAACCACTTCACCTTCACCTGGCCATAGGCGCCGCGGTTCTTCAGCGTCGCCCGCCAGTTCGTCACCTCGTTCAGCTGGATTGTGAATGCGCCAGCGCCCTGGGCCCGGGGCGTCACCACCAACTTGCCGTCGGCCGGCTTGATCGTGGCCCCGTACTTCTCCGCCAGGCGGGTGAGGAACGACTGATCGCTCTCGTTGGTCTGGTCCTCATGCCGGATCGGCATGCTGCCGAGGCTGCCTTTGATCACCGGCTGCAGGCCGTTGCGCTTGGCGATCTCCTGCACCACCTCGCCCAGGGTCTTGCCGTGCCAGCTCTGGCTTCGCTGCTCCTTCACCAGCTCGGGTGCGGTCTGCGCGGCCGTGGCCTTGATCACCATGCTGCGGGGCCCCATGCCGAACTCCACCTCATCGACGGCGAAGGCGCCCATGTAGGCGGGCAGCCGGCCGTTGTCGCTGTAGCCCAGCCACACGCGGATCCATGCGCCAGAGCGTGGCGCTGGCATCATGCTGCCGCGATCATCCACCGCGATCTCCAGGCTGTCGCTCTGCTGCCCCGCCTGGTCGGTGATGCGCAGGCTGACGAACCGATCGGCAATGGCCTGCGTCACGTCGGTGCCATCGGCGACGATGCGGAAGGCGGGGGTGCTCATGGATCCCAGATGCGCAGCGTTTCGGTCGTCTCAGGTTGCGGCAGATCCGGCAGGCTGATCGTGACGCCTTGGGGGAGGATCGGCAGCAGCTCCGCCAGGTTGGGGTTCACGTTCAGCACCGCCTCAACGGTGCCCTGGGTGCGGCCGTAGTAGCGGTGGCAGATCGCGTCGAGCTCATCGAACTGCTGGGTGACGTAGAGCTGTGCCATCTCAGCTTCCGGTGATGGTGATCAGTTGCTCCAGCGTGTCGGTGACGAACGGATCGACGCGGAGCAGCTCGGAGACGGTCGCGGCGCTGGTGAGCAGCGAGCCAACTGCGGGGAGGTCAGCCGACTGCACGATGCCCAGTTGCTGGAGCGCGGGGGCACCGACAGCTGCCGCGGCATCGAGCGCCAGCGACATGCCGGTGGGCCCGTTGCCGCTCAGGTAGGACTGCGCGAGTGCCGGAGCGTTGATGCCGATCTGCGCCCATGCCGGCTGCTGCGCGGCGGGAATGCCGAGCATCCCGAAGGTGGCCAGGGCCGTCTCAACGTAGTCGCCGCTGCTCACATGGCTGGCGATCCGTGCGCCGGTGCTGGCGATGCCAGCGAGCTGCCCCAGGCTGAAGCCCGATGTGGCCGCCTGCTGGGTGAGCTCCCGGAACGACAGCGCCTGGCTCCAGTCAAGGGCACCGAATGCCGAGCCTGCACCGGTAAAGTTCGCCGCCTGGGTCGCGGCAGAGGTGAGGCCTGCGAGCGGGCCTGATGGCTGCACGCTGAGCGGGCTGGCCGCCTGACCGGGGTTGTCCTCGCCGTAGAAGACCAGGCTGATGTTGAACCCGATCTGCCTGGCGCCGCCGCCAGGGGCGAAGACGCTCTTGCCCTCGCGCAGCTGCTTGATCGCCCACTTGCCGTAGACGCGGCCCAGGCCATCGGTGAGCATCAGGGGCTGGCCGTCGCGGGCGATCCCCCGCAGCTCCTCCATGGTGCTCTGCCGGCCGCTGAAGCCGGGGT